CCATGAATACCACTCAATTCAAAGAGATTGAAAAGTTCTTTGAGACAATGCCTAAACTTTCACATAAGGTTAAGATTACCAATCCTAATACAAATGTAGAAAGTGAAGTTGTAATGGAGGGATTATCCAGTTTTTTCGGTTAGCTCTAGTCCATATGGATCTAGAGAGTTACTATAAACTGAATTTTTCTTTAATTCAGTATCATAAATATTCATTAACGGAGATTGAAAACTTGATCCCTTGGGAGAGAGACATTTATGTTGAATTACTTCGATCACATCTCGAAGAAGAGAAACTAAAGCAACAACAAAATGGCTGATGAGTTAGAAAGAAAAGCAGATGAAATAGTTGCTGAACTCCGAGGTGAGTCTAGCACTCCTTCTGCTGCTCAAATATCAAAACCAAAGGGACTTAGAGATAAACTTGTAAATTTTTTAAAGATTGGTAATAAGGAAAATAATATTCAGTTAGATGGTATATTAGATGTTCTTAAGAAAGGTAATAAGTTAGATAAAAAGGAATCAGAAGCTGATAGAAAAGAAAGACAAAAAGAAAAAAGAGAAAAAAGAGAGAAATTGATAGAATCTTTAAAGGGAGGAGTAGGAACTGCTGCTAATGTGGGTAAAAAGGCAGTAAGTACATTAGTTTCTCCTTTTAGTGGTGTATTTCAAAAAATAGCAGATTTTCTTAAATTGACTGTTATAGGAGCATTATTCAATAAAGCATTAAATTGGTTTGGAGAAAAAGAAAATCAAGCAAAAATGGGAAGGGTAATTAGATTCTTAAAGTTTTGGTGGCCTTCCATTTTAGCAGGTTATCTTGCATTCTTTACACCTTTAGGAGGGTTGGTGACTGGTGCAATAGGATTTTTAACACTTGCTCTTCCTGCTTTGGCAGGAGTGATCACAGCAAATCCTATCTTAGCCGCTGCTGTAGCTGCTGGTGGTCTTATGTTAGGTGCTAAGGCTTTAGATGGAGATTTTTCAGATAAAGAACTTACTGAAGAAGAGAAAATAGAAAATGAAGAAAAGGCAAATAAAGTATTGAAGGATTTTGGTGTATTATCAAGGAATAAAGGTGGAGTGGTTCCTGGTTCTGGTAATAGAGATACCGTTCCTGCGATGTTGACTCCAGGTGAATTTGTAATGAGTAGAGGGGCAGTGAGTAGATTTGGTACTGGTATGATGTCGGCAATGAATAGTTCTGGTGGTGGAACTAATAATGGTGGGCCTTTTTATGAAGGTGGTGGTCTCGTGGGAGATCTTAGTAGTATGCAGAATAATGCAGAACCTCCAAGTCAATTTTCACCAGTTAAAGCAAGTGGAATGGTTCCTGTTAATGTTCCTGTAAAAGTAAAATCTGAAAGTAAGTCTATTGTATTACCTACGATTACCAAAGAAAAACCAGTAAGATCAAATAGACCTGGTACTACCATTCCTGTTTTTGATATTGTTAGTGGTTCTCCTTCTAGAAGTGTTACTCTAGTGTCTTTAGGTATTGAGGAGACATTCTAATGGCAACCAAACTTTTACCTAGCACTAAATTTACAGCATCAAAGAAAATTATTTCTGCTGATTCTATAAAATCAGTAAGTAAAGATTCTTCTACTACAGAAAAATTAGGAGCAATCAGAAAGTTTTTATTGATAGACTATAAGAGTAAGGTTTCCTCTTTTATAATGAAGAGAAGGCAAAGACAGGATGAGAAGAAAAAATTAAGAGAAGAAAATATAGAAAATAAGGGAAAAAAGATTTCTTTACCTTCATTCAAAGCTCCTGCTCCTATATCTAATATTTTTGATTCTATTGGTAATTTTCTTCTTTTCATGGCAGGAGGAGTGTTATTCAATAAGTTTTTTGATCTTCAAAAATCATTCGATGGAATAGCAAAAACATTAGAGGTGATAGGTAAAGGTGTTGAAATTGTTGCTAATGTTGTAGGTGGATTTACTGATTTTATTGATTCCGCAGTGAAAGGATATGATGATACCTTGAAAAAAATTGAAGATATAACGGGATTTGATAAGAAAAAGATTGAAAAATTCATGAAGGACTTTGAGTATGTAATAAATGGAGCAGTTATTGCTGCTGTTATAACTGTAAGAGCTCTTCCATTGTTTGTGAGTAGATTCTTGCGTAATCGTTTGAAAAAAACACCTAATAAACCTCCTAAACCCCCTAAAACCCCTACATCCACTACAACAACTACTAGTAGAATGAGAGGTGGAAGTAATACTGGTATTGATTATAGAAGTGGATATACTCCTTCTGGACAACGTTTAAGAAGTGGACCAAGTATTAGTAGATATAATAATTCAATGGCAAAATACCTCAAAGGTGCTGCTGATCCTGGTGATATGCTGCGATTAATTCGTAGAGGATTCTTCAAACCATTGGCAAGGTTTGCTACACCGATTTTCGAGAGGATTCCTATAATCGGTGGAATAATTGATTTTCTTGTAAATTTTTTCCTATTTAAAGAACCTTTAGGGAAATCTGTATTCCTCGCAGCTGGTTCGACTTTAGGATCTCTTATTGGAGCAACAGTGGGAACCTTGATTGGTGGTCCTGCAGGAACTTGGGTAGGGGGTGCTATTGGTGGTTTTGGAGGTGATTGGGCAGCACGGGCATTATATGATGGAATATTTGGGGATAATAGTCTTCAAGAAATATCTGGTATCAACGACTATGCAGATTATGAATTAGAATTGATAGAGATTAACAACATTTACCTTCAACCCATAGAAACATGAGTCTTAAAGCTTTACAATTTAATAAGTTTGAAATTAAGTCTAATGTAAATGATGATACAGTAGACTTAAGAGGATCTGGTAATCCAATTATTCAATATCGGGAAAGTATTTTTCTTCCCTATGTTGAGATAACTGCATTTATTGTGGATACTGGTAATACACTACCTGCAGATGATGGATCTGGTGCAGGTGTAGGCTTATTGGATGATGGTTTTGCTCAAGGAACAGAAACTATTTTGTTTAATATTGAAGATGCAAAAGGACATAGAATTAATTTATCTAGAGATACCGATTTAAGAGTTGCTTCTGTGATTGGTGACTTTCAAGGATTTAAAAATAGTAGTTTTCAGATGACTATTGTATCCAAAGAGGCATTTGATAATACTTTACTGAAGAATAGATGTGGTGGGGGAGAGGAGAAGACAGATATGAAATATAGTGGGAGAATATCTGATATTGCAAGAGCAATCATAAGAGAAAATTTAAAGTCTCCTAAGTGGCAATCAATGAATACGGATGAAACTTTAGATGAGTATCATGCGTTTGGTCAAGATAGAACACCTTTTGAGATGATTTTGGATCTTCAGCAGTTAGCTATTCCTAATATACAGACATCGAAAGGGAAGACTGCAAAAGGAAATACTGCTGGTTACCTTTTCTTCCAAACTGCAAATGGTTATCAATTTAGATCTTTAGACAAATTATATGATACTACTGGAAAAACTATTCCAAGATATATTGAAAATAGTAAATCAGATGACTCTTTACCTGCTGGTTATGATGGTAAAATTTTATGGTCTAACATATCTAAGAGTGTAAATGCACTTAATCAATTTGAGAATGGTGCATGGGCATCTAAAATATATGTTTTTAATGATGTGACCAAAAAGGCTGAGATCAAAACTCTTCAATCAGATGGGAAAGGAAATGGAATTACTGCAGGAAGACATTTACCAAAAATTAATAAGGATTACTTAGATAGTGATGGAAATCCATATCCTACTTTAAAAACACATGTGAGGCAAGCAGTGGGTCAAACTGTGGTAGGATTTGACAGCATAGAGAAACAGGTTGAAAAAACTGACAAAATCAATTATAATAATGATGAAATAATCTTACAGGCACACCAGAATTACCGACAAAAAATGAATACATCTGCTGAGATTGTTATCGATGCTGATCTTAGTTTAAATGCAGGGGACTTAATTTATTGTGAGTTTCCTGAACTTTCTACCAAAGTAACTACTATTGGAAGTAGAACTAGGAAAAGTGGCATATATATGATAGCAGATTTATGTCATTATGGTGATGTGGGTAATTCATTTACTGGTCTGCATTTGGTAAGAGATGCTTACGGAGCTAAAACATGACTATTAAACACGACTTAGAACATGAGGTCTACATTGACCCCAAAGATGGTAAAGAGCATACTAATCATGGTATGCACGAGTACACTAAGGAGGATTTAGAAAATGTTCATGCTGATTATGAGGTGTATCATAAAGATGATAAAGTAGATAATAATGAAGGTAAGATTAATGACTATCATACAAGGCATGAAGATAAGCACCTAGAAATTTATTGTGATAATCATCCAGATGCAGATGAATGTAAGGTATACGACGATTAACCCTTAATGGAATCCCTCAATCAAAAAATAGTAAAGAGGAAAACTGTATATGAGAATACTCGTAAGGGTACTCTCAAGTTGGCTCAGATTGCCGATAATTCAAGTTATCGTAAAAGTCTGCAGCAAAAGAAAGGACAGAAGAAAAGAGGGGGTTATGCGATTCCCAAATATAAGATTAGAATATTAGGAGAGCACAGTGGGAGTCTTCCCTCTCAGGCATTACCTTGGGCTAACCCTCCACAGTATAGTGGTACTAACCCTATGGTTAGCACAGGTAATCCTTTCTTTCCTAAGAGTTCTTGGGTATATGTTTATTTGGATGAAGAGAGTAATGAATATTTTATAGATAGACCTTCTCCTAATACAGTATGTCAACAATCTCCTGAGGAAAGTGGATTTGAGGCAGGAGATAGTTATCTCTTAATTCCTGACACCATGTATAAGGGTACAGGAATTCCTGAATGTGCAACGGTTTTTAATTCTCAGGTAGATGCTGAAATCGATGAGAAACAAGATAATACACAACAAATTCTTTTTCCTACATATTGTGATTCTAAAGATGGTAAAGCCACTGGAAAAGGTATTCTACTTGAAGTTGAAAAGACAATCAAAATAAGTGAGAAATTAAAAAATGCAGTAAAACCTCTTGCTGATTTTCAAATTGCAATTGATAATGCTAATAAAAATTTAGTAGGTGTAGGAGATACACGAGGATTTTTTCAGGCATTAAGACAGAATGATGTAACCATTGCAAGTTTTAATAATAGTATAGCAATATATCAACAAAATCTTGCTAAAGCATCAAAACGAATATCAGGTTGGATTTCTAATATACTGGTTAAAGTGAAAGAGAAGATGCTCAGAAAATTGAGTATTGCAGGAAATGTTGTAAAGGGTGTTGCTCCAACTTCAGGTAGATTCGTAACGAATGATCTTTGGAATAAAACAATGAAAGCACTCGCATGTGCATTCAATAGATTATTAAAATTTTTACCTGATTTAATTTTTAAAGCACTTTCATCTTTCCTTGGTAAAGCTATAAATGCTACTGCGTGTTTGATAGAAAATTTTATTAGTGGTTTTATTGGTCAACTCTTAGGGCAATTAAGTGGATTAATAAATGGAGTGCTTGGGGGTGTTAGTGCCGCATTATCTAAACTTTCAGGTGCTATCGGTGGAGCACTGGACCTTGTAGGTGCGATAGGAGATATTTTAGACGATCTTTTAAGTATTTTTGATTGTGAAATTAAATATTGTATGGGTGAGGATAATGTGATTAGATGGAGTATTGTAGACGGTCCTAAACCTGAGAGAATTACATTAGATTTTGCTTCTATCTTTAGAAAAGCAAAGGATGTAGGAAAAAAGTTTGAAGATTTAACTGATGTCCCCGACGATATTACTAATTATCAATTTAATTTTGATGTTGATGATGCATTAAAAGAAATATTTGATAAATGTGATGCAGGCCCTATTTTCTGTGGAGTTCCCAGTGTTGTTTTCTGGGGTGGTGGTGGATCAGGAGGATCGGGAAATGCTGTAATATCTGTAACTGGTGATCTTCTTGGAATAGATATTATAAATGCTGGTAACTATACATCTGCACCTTTATTTGATGTTGAGGATCCTTGTGGTAATGGTAGGGGAGGTACAGGAACGGTTATTATAGGCCCTATAACAGGAATTGGGACAGTGGGTGTTGGTACTACTGGTGGAATAGGTGGTGATCTGGGTGAGTTAGATGATGATGGTATAACAGGAGGTCAGTTTGGTCAGGGTACAACAGCAGGAAGAGGAATTACTCATTATGTAACAGTAAATGCAGTGGCAGTTGGTAATCGATATTTTATTGATGGTAAACAACAACAGACTCTTACATTTGAAAGAGGTAATACTTATATTTTAAATCAGGAG